TTATAGCACAGTTTGACAGCTAAGTCAAACTGTGCTATAATGATATGTGGGATAACTACCCACTTAACAGCAAAACGGTACCTTTTCGACTGCCAATAGCAGTTTTCAAGGTACCCCTAACTAAGTACAGCCTATGAAAGCAAATGTAAACACAACCAATTTGCAAGTGGCAGTATGGAGTTCAACACTACTCAAAGTCCTTGGACTAGCAGCAGTATTGTTCGCTGTATTGACCGTGAGCAATCTCAAGTTTGATTACCTACGCCAAGTAAACGGCAATCTTCCCGACAGCTATGTGTCGGCAGCTCAAAGAACCCAAGAGCTTGAATGCCTAACAAAGAACATCTACTGGGAAGCGGCCTCTGAGCCGTTCGAAGGCAAAGTAGGTGTGGCACAGGTTACTTTAAATCGCGTGGAGTCTGGCAAGTTTGCTAACTCAGTATGCGGAGTGGTGTACCAAAAGAACGTGTTCTACCAAAAAGTAGTTTGTCAGTTCTCATGGTACTGCGAAGGCAACCACAAAATGAAAGCAGTACACGGCCCGCTCTGGGACGAATCCGAAGCAGTGGCCAAAAAGGTGCTGTTGGAAGGCTTCAGGCTACCCGGCTTGACTCAAGCACTGTTTTATCACGCTGACTATGTCAGCCCGGGCTGGAAACTGCCCCGAATCGAAAAAATTGGACGTCATATTTTCTACGGAGATCGTACATGAACATCAACACTATTGTCCCAGCCGTTCGCAACTTCTTTGCTGAACACCTTGGTAAAATCTCTGCAGATACCCTGGGTTGGCTGGCAGTGATTGTGATCCATGCTGCAACCATTCCTACCTTGTTGGCTCTGATGGCAGGACTCAGTGATCGAGCACCACAACTGGACATGGTTCTGTTTATGTGGTCCGGACTGATGCTGATGTTTCTACGTGCTGTGGTACTCCGCGACATGCTGAACATTATCACAATTGGCCTAGGCTTTATGGTCCAAGCAGTGCTGATGTCTTTGCTACTTTTTAGGTAATACTTCAGTAGTACTTGACCAATAATTCCAATCATGCTATAATACAAGCATGTTCAAAGCAAATCAATCCTATGTATCTGTGTACCGCGGGCAAGACAACTTCATGTTCTGTCCCGACGGTATCAGCTTGGTGCCCCGTGCCCATATTGAGATTCTAGAACAATGCCCGGCCAGCGTCCGTGACCAAGTCAGCTATGCGCTGGCCAAAGGCTGGATACAACCCGTTGCCAACATGCGCGACACTGAATACACCATGGAGTTATTGAAAAAATGAGCATGCATCTCGTCCACCCCAGTCTCAGCATGAGTGGCAAAAAGAAAGGCCGGGTCAAGTTTCGCAATGCAGCCGAAGCAGCTCGCGCACGTGAGCTTGATGCCAGCTGGAAAGAACTGCTGAAGTCACAAGGCGTTGACGCCGAAGCCAAACGCCGTCAACGAGCCATGGCTGCAGAGCCCTTGGTCTATAACTTGAGCAAGCCCACGGATCGTGCAAACACTCGCCACATTCCCAGCCTAAACTCCGGTGCAGGCGTTGCTGCTCTTGCTCCTGCCAAAGTTTACACTGGCACCAAAGTCAAAGGCATTGGTACCATGCACAAGAGCAACGCTGTGCCAATCTTTTCGGACGAAGAAGCGGTGGCTATTGCAACCATGCGACGCTGACTGGTATGGAACCAAGCATCATTACTGATGGTGTTGGCTGCTATCCGTGGACTGAATACTTTGCTATCTGGCCACGCACAAGCGTAACAGGACAGCGCATATGGTGGCAAAAGGCCATGCGGCGCCGAGTGTGGATTGGGTGGCGGGGATATCACATGGAAACCAAAACGCAGTATGCAACCATGTTTGATTTGTTGACATATCAAAATACCATACCGCCTCAAAACGTTCGAAAGCCAAGACGGAGTGGCCCAACACACAGACCACCTCCACCACCTCCGCCACCTAATCGCAAATCGCAACACTAATATGAAAACAAGTTTTTGGTATCATGTAGACGAAAAGCTGCCCAACGCAGCAGGATCTCAGTTGGTGTTTGTGGGACCTACTTTTGGCGGTGATGGTGGCATAGACACTGCTTACTTTGCTGGCGCTGATACTGGATGGCGTGAAAGTGTTGCTACACACAGTCATCGAGCCAATGTGGTCTACTGGTGTGATGCAGACCCGTGGGAATGGTATGAAAACACGTATGTAATCAAGCACACTCCTGCACTGGATGAAGCTTGGGCAGCGGTGCAGGATGCAGTCAGCAAATACGAAATGCTCAAGGCCTTGACCACAGAGATTCGCTGATGGAGAAATTTTATTCAGGTGGCGGTAATAACAACCCGAGATTTCCGTACCGTATCAAAGTAGATGAATGCACCGGAGACATGTACGCCTGGTGCGAAGCATACCCAGTAACAGGTTCAGGCTTTTTCCAAAGGTTTCATGTGGAATGGTCCACATTGGCCAATAACAGAGACTATGACGTGGTACAGTTTGAGTGGGAAGAACCTGCTATAATGTTTGCATTGAAATTTGGAGTAAAGTGATGAACTACAACGCAATGAGTGACACAGAATTCATGCACTACTTGGATATCTACAGTGATGATCCTGTGGTGCGCAGACTGATTGATGTGCTCACAAGAACCCGAGGTGCGCTGATTGATGACCTAGAAGCTGCGGGAATGGATTCACAGCGCTGGACCTTTGGCGAGGATTGGAACAAATACTCTCCAGGGCAGTATATTGAAGTACTCCGACATGATGTCGAACGTGCCGAAGACGAGCTCAAACTTGCACAAGACGAACTGATGGAAATGCAAGATGAATGCAAACGGCTCAACGCTCGCACTATCATGCAGTTCATAGAGGAAGTACAACAAGAAAAACGAGCAAACAAGTCCCGAGCAGACGAAGCCTGGAAAGAAGCAAATCGAGTACGAGAAGAAAACGCCAAACTTCGAGAACAGATTGACATGTGGGGCGCAATGAATCGAGTTCGTGCATGATTACTTACAACACAAACCCGGCATGGCCTGGACTTAAATTTCCTGTACTGCACAAAGTGGTCTACGATCGTAGACCAAGTGAAAATGTGCCTGCTAAGTTTCAGCGCAGTTATAAAGACTACCGGGTCGACGAGTGGCTACAACAAAAATGTCGCAGTCCTTACTATCACAGTCCCGGTTACATTCATGAAAAGTTTATTCAGTTTGAAGACGATGCAGAAGCACTGATGTTTGCACTAAGGTGGGGTGCATGACTCATCGTGTGACCATTGATCGCAAACTAGGCGGTGATGCACTTGATTGGGCCAAGATCAATTGCCCAGGTTATATTACCAATGACATTCATCAGGACGGCTACTACACCTATGATGATACCCAACTGGACTTTTTCTTTGTTAATAATTGTCCAGATATAACTGCATTTGCTCTCAAGTGGGCAAGTGTACAGTGTTAGCCATAACAGGTAGACAGAAATATACAAAGCATGCTATACTAATTGGTATTGCAATGGTCAGACTATAAAGGAGTTGATTTTGAACACGCAAAATGAATGGGACAAAGCAGAAACAGTGCGTTTGCTAAAAGGCGCACCGGGCACACAGTATCAAGAAGCAGATGATGACCAAAAAGCTGTCATTCGTGCTTGGGTCAAAAGTTTGCTGACCAAAGGATCAGTTACTGTGTCGTTTACCAAAGCAGATGGCACTGTCCGAGACATGCTTTGTACCTTGAATCCTGAGCAGTTGCCAACGCCAGTGGTCCATCCTGTAGACGGTATTGTAAAAGAAACCAAGCAGAAAAAAGCACCTGATCCGCATAGCTTGCGAGTGTTTGATCTAAGCAAGCAGGAATGGCGCAGCTTTCGCTTTGACCGGCTGCGTAAGGTAACCACCGAGATTGTGTTTAGCTAAGTAATTGCTTATGGCCAAAGAAGAAACTATCAACATGATGGGCACAGTGGAAGAAATCCTACCAGCCGCCATGTTCCGAATCAAATTAGACAACATGAACACTATCATATTAGGGCATTTGTCAGGGCGAATGAGAACCAACAATATCAAGGTGTTGCTGGGAGATCGAGTAGAAATGGAGCTTAGTCCATATGATCTAACTCGTGGTCGAATTACCCGTCGAAAATAACCAACAAACTATAATGAATATTTTACCTAATGCAGTAACTAGGCTCCGAGAATTGTTTGCAGAAGAAAATAACCCCAGTCTCAAACTGCGAGTATTTGTGCAAGGTGGCGGCTGTTCAGGATTCAGTTACGGATTTACATTCGACGAAGTAAAAGCCGAAGACGATTTTGACTTTGTGGCAGAAGATGTGGTAGTATTGGTTGACAGCATGAGCATGCAGTATCTCCAAGGTGCCGAGATTGATTACAAAGAAGATTTGATGAGTGCTGGTTTTGTAATCAACAATCCTCAAGCTACTACCACTTGCGGTTGTGGCAGCAGCTTTGGCATTTAACCTTGATTCGCTGAACCGTAACTTCCGTCTGCATTTTGTCCCGGGCCAACTGGACCGCCGTTGTAGTCTGTACTGGAGCCTGACCAGCCGTCTCCTGAATATCCGCCGCTTGCTGCCGGACTTGAACTTTGTGGCGCAGGCCGAGATACTACTCCAAAAAACCCATCTATTGGTAAAAAGTTAGTGGTACCGTCGCCGGCAGCCTCAATCCATTGGCCGTTGCGTTTGATATAAATGGCATTTACAGTTTGCCAAATGCCGTTTACTTTGGCATAGATCTCTTCAGTGGCAACCCAGCTACCAGTGCTGTTGTGTACAAACACACCTGGTACTGTTATGTAAATCACTGCATAACCGTTGCCCCCGGCTTGCCCGTTGTAGCCTTGCCCACCTTGGTGTGCCCCAAAACCCCCTAGTGCAGTACCAGATTTGTAATTGTAATCGCCGGTGCCGCCCGGAGATCTGTTGACTGAGTCTTGCTTGTCACCAAAGTTACTGTAGCTTTGACCATTTGCGCCTGGCGCCCCCGATGCATCGCCTGAACCGGCAATGCCTCCGTTGCCGCCACCGCCTACAACTGCATTCCACCCACCTCCGCCTCCGCCACCTCCGCCACCATCACCTGGGTGTGATTCGCCGTTTTGACCATTATACCCGTTTTCAGTTTGTGTGGTGCTGCCAGGCGCGTTGGTGCCACTTGAGTTTCTTCCTGATCCGGCGCCACCACCACCACCACTTGCAACTCCGGCAATAGAATTGTTTAACATCAGTACAGTAGCGCCGCCGCCCCCTCCGCCGCCCCCTGAAGACCCGGCTGGGCCAGCAGCACCGCCACTACCACCACTGAAACTATCACCATTGCCTATTGTAAACGCAACCCCTGCAGGGCCGCTGATGTTTGTTCCAACTATTCTTAGGGTATGTGATCCGGATGATAATGCAATTACTGCGCTGGTGGGCGCACCCGAAAACCCATAAACGCTCATCACTGGGTTGCCATCAATATAAAATACAGCCGAATTGTCGCATTGTCCTTGCAACTCGTAGTTACCAGTCGTTGGTACTGTTATAGAGGTAGTAACATCTATAGCACCAGCATCGTAAGGAAGCCATACTGCGTTGGCGTTCATGAATGCACTCCACGCATAACTCAAGGTACGAGAAACAAGCCCAAACTGTCCTACCAGTTGCCTAGAGCCAAACACTTGCCGTCCTATATAACTAGCACCTGCTGTTCCGCCAGGTGCGCTTCCTGCAGATCCGCTGCCGCCGGCACCGCCCCCACCAATAAACAGTTTCAGTGTATCTCCGGTGTTGCCTGCTAGTGTTGCTACAGCAAATCCACCACCGGTACCGTTGCCACCTGCTTGGTGACCGTCACTGCCACCACCACCTCCGCCACCACCCCACAAATATGCAACAACTTGTGCATTTTCTGTAAGTGGATAAAGAGTTAACTCCAGTGCAGATCCGGTATACCCGATGGTTCTTGTACGTCCTGGCATAATTTAAACAATCACATTTGCAACTTGATACCAAATGTCGCCGTCTTGGCCACCAGTTGGTACATTCGAACTCACATAGCGAGTACCAAAACCATTGGAGTTAACTGCAATTGCCAGTGTAACATTATTAGACAACGATCCGCCACCGCTCAAACCTGTGCCAGCAATCACTTGAGTAGTAGTAGCCACTGCTCCTAGATTGGTTCTTGCATCAGCAGGAGTACTGGCACCTGTACCCCCATCTGCAACAGCCAGGTCAACAATACCTGTAATTGTGCCACCTGTGATTGTGGCAGCAGCAGTGGTCATACTGGTTGCTTGAATGTTTGCAGAGTTGATTGCAACACCGTACAATTGTCCGCCACTTATATTGATATTACCAACATCCTGCACGGCCACCGAACCAAGTCCTAGATTGGTTCTTGCATCAGCAGGAGTACTGGCACCAGTACCTCCATCTGCAACAGCCAGGTCAACAATACCCGCAATTGCGCCACCTGTGATTGCAACAGCATTGGCGTTTTGTGTAGACACCGAACCAAGTCCTAGATTGGTTCTTGCATCAGCAGGAGTACTGGCACCTGTACCCCCATCTGCAACAGCCAGGTCAACAATACCTGTAATTGTGCCGCCAGAAATACTTACGTTGTTGGCATTTTGTG